TCTTCCATTACATTTGTTTCAATTACAATAACTCTTTTAGTATCTACTCCACACATTTCTGCATATTCGGGAACCCATTGCTCGGCTGCTACCCATACAGTTGTGTGATCAGGATTTAGTCTTTGATTTGCAGCAATAGTTTTTAAAGCGACAGCAGTTTTTCCATGAGATGGTTCACCAATTAATTCGTTCCATTGGTTTCCTGGAAACCCTCCTCCAAGAACGTAATCTAAAGTAGTTGATCCTGAAGTAATTCGGGGTACTAGGTCACTACGAATATCTGATGCAATTACAACTACGTTATTGCCAAATTTTTTATTTAATTGAGCAACTATCTTTTTTGCTTCGTCATTCATTATTCAATTCTTCCAATAATACTTTGAGGATTATAATTATTTTGTGTGTCATTTCCTAAAGATTGTTTAATATTTCCCTCAACTTTTGCGCCAGTAAGTGAGCCAAATTTACTTCCAGATTGAGACAAGGGATGCCCGCAGTCGTAACACCTAGGGGCAGCGTTAGCAACAGACATATAATTATTAGAACCACACTCTGGACAAGTCTGAACCTGTTTTGCACTTTGTGCTTTGGTAGTTGGTTGTTGAGGAGTTGGTGACTCAAACCTAGTCATAGGTTGTTGTGAAGGTGGCATTGGAATATCTGCGGGACGTATTTGAGGAACTTGGGGTTGTGCTCCAAGTTGTTTAGCCCACCAGTCAGAGTTACTCATTTTGCTTCTCCCCATTTATCTACTATTTTTACATCCGCAATTAACGGTACCGTAATTGCTGGAATATTTACGCCTTCCATTGATTCTCTAATCGCCTCTGCTACTGAGTCGGCTAGATCTTCACGAGCAACTGTAACAAGTTCGTCGTGCACGGTCAAAATTACATTGGCTCCTGGCTCTGTTACAAAACAAGAATGCGCCCTTATAATGGCTAATTTCATTAAATCTGCTGCAGATCCTTGAATTACTGTATTAAATGCTTGTCTTTCTGCTCTTGATCTAAGGCCAGGATCTTTGCTTTTTAAATCAGGAAGGTATCTTCTACGTCCCAAAACAGTGGGGACATACGGCACTGGAGTTTTTGCTAAAGATTGACGTATAACTCTGGCTCTATATTTAGATATATCATTAAACTTTTCAGTAAATCTATTTAATAAATTTTTTGCATCAGTAACGGTACACCCAATGCTTGCTGCAATCTTATCTGGCCCAACTCCATAAGCAATAGAAAGCACTAAAACTTTTCCTGCTTTGCGATCTACCCCCATTGTATTACCAATTGTTGTGTAAATGTCCTCTCCATCTAAATAATTTTTCATCATAATCGGATCTTTAGAAAAAGAAGCAATGATTCTAGGTTCAATTTGCGAATAGTCTGCAACTATTAACTTGTGTCCAGGAGGTGCTACAAAAAGATTTCGTATAAGTTTTCCGTACTGACCTCCACTAGGAATGTTTTGAAGATTTGGATCGCTACTAGAAAATCTTCCTGTTTCTGCTCCATGGGCTTTAAAGTTTGTGTGTACTCTTCCGTCAATTAACAAACTTTTTTTATCAAAGATTTTTTCTTTACCCATAGTAGTTCGAGTAACTTCGCCACCTAGATAAGGCATAACGTATGTAGTCATTAATTTATTTAAATCTTGATACTCAAGAATGGCATCTACTAAATCATCTTTAGCCCTATAAAATTCTAATGCATCGGAAGAAACAGAGTAATGATAGATAGTTAAATTTGCTGGATCAGTTGCTGCAACTGCTTGACCTCGTGCTGTTAAGGCTACTTTTACACGTAAGTTAGGCTTGATACCACGACCTTCTGGTGCGGGTGAAAACAATAACTCTTGTTTTTCTTTTACAGAATTCATTGCAAAAGGTTTACCCGTTAATTTCCAGGCTTTAGCCCTTGCTAAATCAATGTCTATTTCAAGCCTTGCTTTTAATGCAGTAAGTTCTTTAACGTCAATAGTGGCTCCAGTTAATTCCATATCACATAACGCAGGAATTAAGGCCATCTCTAAATCCCAGACGTCTTTTAATCCATTCTGTAATTTTGGAGAAAAAGTTTTATACAAATTCCAAGTAACTTCTGCGTCAATTCCTGCATACTTTGCAACAGTAGAAAAAGCGTGTGCCTCAACTTCAGCCCCCACTCCTTTTTCTACCTTTAAACTTAGTTCTCTTTCTGCACAGGCTGCAAGGCCAAGTCCAATTCTATTTCGATTGTCTATAATAAATGCAGCCATTAATGTATCAAAAAATGGTTTAGAAGGAACTACTCCTCGGTAATATTTTGCAACTGATTTTAAATCAAACTTAATATTGTGACCAATTTTTAATTTATTACTAAAGAATAATGGTTTTAATTCTTTAAAAACTTCTCCAGGCAACAATTGCTCGGGAGGTAAACCAAAAACTGCTTTCCATTTTGCTTGATTTTTAGAATAGTCTGCCTCAGTTAAAGGTTTATTAGCAGCAAGTTTTCTTTGTCCACTTAACAACAACTCTTTGTCCCAATTTAAAAACTCTCCATTTGGATGACCCATAGGAATAACATCTACTCTTCCTTCTGTTGCTAAAGATATCCAAAGAACATCATTAACTACAGGCTGGAGCCTATTGTCGCCAACTGTTTCAACATCAAATGCAAAAGCATCAACATTAGAATAAAATTCTACAAGGTCTTTTAACTGTTCTTTATTAGTAATAATATTCATAACTTCCCTCATTTATAAGTTAAGTGGAGGAGCCTGAAAACGGAAATAAACAGGCTCCACCACAATGGAGTCTTGGTTAAACCAAGGAACGAGCAATCTTTAACATTTCGGAGCGAGGGGTCTCTCGAATTACGTCGGCTGTATATGGGACAGCCCTTGCTACTAGTTCTTGAACCTCATCGAGATTCAAACTCCACTCCTCTGCTAGGTCACGACCACGAACAAACTCCATAGTGTAGTTTGTTGTAGGCCCTGTACCCATGCGAGAAATTTCCCAGAACTCTTTTGACAGAGGTCCTTTGCGCTCATCTTCATGAGACTTTTTAATTAAACGTGCAAGTGTTGGTGGTGCTGTAAGGATCTGCACACCCTGTGCTTCTCCTGACAAAACTACAACATTAAATGCAAAACGTGATCTTGGTTTACTTCCAAGAATATCTGTAAACGGATCATTTTCTGCTAAAGCAACAAAAGATTTTTTGCCTGTTGGGCGTTCGATCCAATGTTGTTCATAGACACGAAATGGTCCATCTTCTAAGAATTTAATTAACTGAGGTTTTTCAGAAAATTTAAACTCTGTTGGAAACTCTGAAGAGTTCTCGGTTAAGAGAGCCTCTGCTGCTTCCCACCCTTGTTGAACTGTAGTACCGATTTTTGGTTCTGCAGTTTCACTGTCTTCATCTAAATAATCTGCAGGGTTTGCTGCAATATCATTTGTTGGTTTGGTAATTGGCATTTGTTTCTTTCTTTGGTAGTGAGGCACGGAGTATGTTGTATCTCTGTACAACTTAATATCTACTGGCTCTCGGAGGTTGTGATTTCCTTCCATCGACTTACTAAAGCCTCTGTTAGGTCATCTTGGACAGACCACTCTACACGAGCAGACCCTAATAAGCCACGTCTTGAAAACTCTTCAATAGCGGACTCAATTAAGTCTCTGGTGTACACCCTATTGCCACCAATCTTTTCTCCTTTAAGAGTTTTAGATCGAAGTCTATAAGGTGCTCGAGGTATGTAGCCTTTTCTTTCCCATAAACGGACAGTAACAATGGTCTTTTCCAATGCTTGTGCTAGTGCACTGATTGTAAAAACCTCTGTTTCTTTTCCACCTAGGGTTTTAATAATTGGGTTTGAATCCCAACCATTACTCTCACCGTGTTTACGACGAGAAACTTTTGGATCTTCTTCACGACGCTTTCTTTTGGAACCTGGGATGTACTCTAGATCAGCAAACGCCTCTAGAATCTCATCGTCTCCACGTAGTCCAGCCATAATTATCTCTTATTTAAAATTAAAGCCCAAACAATTTTTTGTGGGTACATTAAGTCAACCTCTTCTTCAGTTAACTTTCCCTCATATAAAGCAGCCATTAAAGCATCTTCATCAATTACTTGAATAGTTTTATAAAGTTCTTGTTCAAGACCCTTAGAAACAATTAAGTTATCTGCCATTTGTGGATCAATTTTACGAGATACTCTTTTTTGTTTTTGTAACATTGTTACGCCATCGATTTCTGTAGGTAGTTCAACAAAAAGATTGCCGCTTCCATCTACTTCACCTTTAGCATCTATGTCTTCAAATATTTTTTCTCTTAAAGTTTTTATTTCTGATTCAAAATATTCAACTTGTTTTTTAAAGAAAATATATTGTTTAGCCTGCGTTTCAAGGTCGTCTAATACAGGTACTCTTGGTTCTTCTTCTTTTACTCTTGCCATGTTAACCCCCTCAAGGTCGTTGTTTCTGTAGGAAACCTATCAGACTTCCTACCGTTAGGTCAATTCCACCCTTAGAATTGATGCCTTCTCCATCCATAACTGCATCTGCTACAGCGTTTTTTTGCTGGAGCATTTCGTGTTGTCTCTCCTCAATAGAATTTAAAACAATAATGTCTTGAATAATAATACTTGGCCATCGGCTTGAGGCTCTTTTAATACGACCATTTCTTTGAATAGATAACCCTGCGGACCAGGGTAAGTCGTAGTTAATTAAAAGATTAGCAATTGGAAGATCTACTCCGTAACCACCAGCATCAGATGAAATAAACACACGGCACTCTGGATCAGTTAAAAACTTTTCTTTGCTTGCTTCTTTTTCTTTTGCGTTCATGTCTCCTGTGTATAAAGTTCCTCCAATTTCTTTTTGTATTAAATCTAACATTCCAACCCAAGATGTAAACACCACAACCTTTGCTTCAGGATCTGTGTCTAAATGATCTAACACATAAGATTTTAACTCTTGTAATTTAGGAGACTTGGTTACTCCTTCAAGCAATCCTCTTTCTTTTAAACTATAAACATAGGCGCTGCCCGTACCTGATTGTTTTTCAAAAAGTAAAGCACTGTTATTTAATAAGTCAGGATGGTCACACAACATTCTAAGAGCGGTTATTTTAGACATGATAGATCCTCTAAGCATATCTGCAGGACTTCCTGGTTTACTGTCGTGACCGTAGTGTGCTAGTAAAGAGAAGTTTGCACCCAACATTTGTTGCGCTTC